CCACAAGTTTCTGTAGCTACTTAATCAAAAGCTACATCGCTGAAATGCATAAATACCGTAGGCTCTCTTGCACTCTATTAAAAACTAATATATAATTCATTCAAATAAATTGGTTATCGTAGATAACTGGCGTTAAGGAGGCGCTGATATTATGACAACACACTTTACTTCAGGAGTCACAAACGTAGTGACAGGAGGAACTGGTGAACATTTAAAACAACCAGATCCAATTAAATACCACGTTTATCATGAAGACTTCGATAAATACACAGCTAGTGATTGGGTTATCACTACAACTGAGGGTGGTTCAGGTAATGCATCTGAAGCTCTTGGTGATGGTGATGGTGGTTTATTAGTTGTAACAAACGACGATGCAGATAATGATTCTGATGAGTTTCAATGGGCTGGTGGTTCAGGTGGTGTAATTGAATCTTTTAAGTATGAAGCTGCAAAAGGTTTGTATTTTAAAACTAGATTCAAAGTTAATGATGCAACACAATCTGACTTTGCAGTTGGTTTAGTTATCACTGACACTGCTGTTATTGATGGCACAACTGATGGTATCTTTTTTAGAAAAGCTGATGGTTCTACTTCTATGGAATTAGTAATAGAAAAAGACAGCACAGAAACAACTGTTTCTTGTGGAACTGCAGCTGATGATACTTTTATGACTTTAGGATTTTACTATGATCCAAAAGACAGAAAGTTTCATGTATACAAAGATAACGTAAAAGTTGGAACTGGTTTGAATACAAATGCTCCAGACGACGAAGAGTTGGCTGTAACATTTGCAATTCAAAACGGTGCAGCTGCTGCTAAAGTAATGACTATGGATTATATTTCAGCAGGAAAAGAGAGAACAGCTAATACTGAACTCTAATAAATAAACTCGGAGCGCCTGGTAATGCAGGCGCTCTTTAAAAGGAGGAAACATGGCAGCAGACACAGTATTAAATACAACTGTATTTGACGGAGCAAAAAAACTTATCACTCACTACAATGTAGTTTCGGGTGACGGAGAGGGAAGCACAACTAAAATAGTTGATGTTTCTGGATTAAATTCAAACAACGGTAAAACTTGCAAAACTGTAAGACTTAACAAAGTCAGTTTCAACGTTTCTGTAACAGCACCAGTAGATGCAATCAGAATGCAATGGGATGCAACAACAGATGTTGTATTTCAAACTTTAGCGGGTGAAATGGAATTTGATTATAGCCACTTTGGTGGTTTAAAAAACACAGAAGCCAGTGGATTTACTGGTGATGTAAATGTAGTTTTACCAGCTTGCTCAGCAGGAGATACAGGCACAATTGTTTGTGAATGGATTAAAGTCTACGAATCGTAGGAGTTTAAATGGCTAATACCACTTCGGGAACAACAACGTTCGATAAAACATTTGCTATTGATGAAATAATAGAGGATGCTTTTGAACGTATCGGATTAAATTCTGTAGCAGGTTATCAATTAAAATCTGCAAGAAGATCTCTTAATATTCTATTTCAAGAATGGGGTAATAGGGGTATTCACTATTGGGAAATAGATGAACTAGATTTAGATTTAATTGAGGGTCAAGCAGAGTATGATTTTTTTAGATCTAGTGATGATGGGACAAGTGCAACATCAAACCCAAATGGAGTATACGGAATATCCGATGTCCTTGAAGCACAGCTAAGAAGTAATAGAACTCAAACAACTCAATCAGATAGTCCTATGACAAAAGTAGATAGATCTACTTATGCAGGGTTTTCAAATAAATTGTCAAAAGGAACACCTAATCAATATTGGGTAGAAAGATTTATTGACAAAGTTAGAGTGCATGTTTACCCAACTCCTGATTCTACAAATGCATCAAAAGACATGCATTTTTATTATATAAAAAGAATTCAAGATGTTGGTGATTATACAAATGCAACTGATGTTCCATTTAGATTTGTTCCTTGTATGACAGCAGGATTATCTTTTTATCTTGCACAAAAATATCAACCACAATTAACACAACAAATGAAACTGTATTATGAGGATGAGTTAGCTAGAGCATTAGCAGAGGATGGTTCAGCTTCTAGTACATATATTACACCAAAAGCATACTATCCGGGAGTATAATGGCAAAATACGCAACAGGTAAATACGCAAAAGCAATATCTGATAGATCTGGTATGGAGTTTCCATATCGTGAAATGGTCAGAGAATGGAATGGATCATTTGTGCATGTGTCAGAGTTTGAACCAAAACAACCTCAATTAGAACCAAAACCTATGAATGGTGATTCTATATCTTTAAGAAATGTTAGACCAGATAGAGCTGAACCAGTAGTCGCTGCTATGTTGGGGAATAATCCTATTTCTACGACAGCATCATCAACAACAATAACAATAACTGAAAATAATCATGGAAGAACTTCAGGAGACACAGTAAGATTTAGAAATGTGCAAGGAAGTCCTGGAGGTGTGGCTTTTACAGTTTATGAGAACTCTTCAGGTTTTAGTATAACAGTAACTACAACAGATAAATATACGTTTACACTAGGTTCAACTCCTAGTATAACAGAAGAAGCAGGAGGACCAACTGTGTCTGCAGGACCAGTTACAATAACACCATGATTAATAAAATTTTAAATTGGATAAAAAATATTTTTAAACCTGAGAAACAAGATGAACATCTTGTTTTATATGAAGAAGTAAAAAAACCTAAGCCACAACATTGTCCTAGTCATTTAAGATTTAGAAAAAGTTGTCCAGCTTGTCAGGAGATAGTAGCATAATGGCTGGATTAAGTGCATCAGGATTAAAAACACAAATTAAAAGTTATACAGAAACAGACTCTAATGTTTTAACAGATGCTGTTTTAGAAAATATTATTTTAAATGCACAATATAGAATTTTTAGAGATATACCAATTGATGCAGATAGAAAACAACAATTAGGTAATTTTGTTGCTGGACAAGAATCTATAAATGCACCTGCTGGATGTGTATTTATTAGAGGTATACAAGTTTATGATACCAATGGATCAGCTATTACAGGAGCTAACAGATGGTTAGAAAAAAAAGACATGACCTATCTTCAAGAATACCAAGATATAACAGGAACATCAGCTGCTCAAGGTCAGCCTAAATATTATGCTATGTTTGGTGGTGCTACAGGAGAATCTGATACTACATCAGGTCGAATATTTTTAGCTCCGACGCCAAATACTACGTATAGATTTAGAGTGCATTTTAACAAAATGCCTGATCTTTTAGAAAATAATGATACCAATTATATTAGTCTTAATTTTCCAAATGGTCTTTTATACTGCTGCCTGTCAGAGGCATATGGATATTTAAAAGGTCCAATCGATATGTTGACATTATATGAAAATAAATATAAACAAGAGGTACAGAAGTTTGCTAACGAGCAAGTTGGTAGAAGACGAAGAGATGACTACACTGATGGTGCTGTTCGTATACCGATAAGATCGGCAAACCCATAGGAGAAAAATTATGGCAATTACATCGGCAATATGTTCAAGTTTTAAACAAGAACTTTTACAAGGTAAGCACAGTTTTGAGTCATCTGGTGGTCACACTTTTAAATTAGCTTTATTTACAAGCTCTGCATCTTTAGGTGCTGCAACAACAGATTATTCTACTTCAAATGAAATTACTAACACGTCTGGAACTGCATATACTGCAGGTGGTGCAACTTTGACAAACACTGGAGTTGGTTTAACAGGAACAACTGCATTTACAGATTTTGGTGATGTAACGTACACCTCAGCTTCTTTCACTGCAAACGGAGCAATGATTTATAACACCACAACAAATGGTGGTTCAGGAACAACTGATGCCGTTGCAATCATAGCTTTTGGTGGTGACAAAACAGCAAGTAACGGAACTTTTAAAATTGAGTTTCCTACAAACGACGCGACAGCAGCAATAATCAGATTAGCGTAGGAGGTCGACCATGTCGACTACTTCAGGATGGGGCAGGTTCACCTGGGGCCAAGCTGAATGGAATGAGAACACAACTTTAAAAACAGGTTGGGGTGCTCAACAATGGAGTGGTGATGGTGGTTGGGGAGATCTTTCTGATCAAACCGTTTCTGTCTCTTTAACAGGTATACAAATTACATCTAGTATTGGTTCAGTTGATGTACCAGATCAAGTAATAACACCTACAAGTTTTGAAATTACATCTTCACAGGGTGAAGCTTTTGTTCCCGTTACAATAGACGATACATTATCTATTACATCTTCTGTTGGTTCATTGTCCGTGGTCGACATGCAAGTAGGACTGACTGGTCAAGAAGCAACGTTTGCTACTTCTAATGTAACAGTTAACGACATGACCGTTGGATTAACAGGTCAAGATTTAACTTTAAGTCAAGGAACTGCAAAAGCACCAAATGAAACTGCAATTCTTTCTGGTGTTTCAGCAACATTTAGTCAAGGAACTGCTCAAGGTATTTCATCTCAAGAGGCACAATTAACAGGTATAGAATTTACAGCTAGTCTTGGAACTGTAGTAATACCAAACGATACGGTTCAACCATCAGGATTAGAAGCTACATTTAGTCAAGGAACTATTATTGGATTAGGTAGTGCCGTAGCTCAACCATCAAGTTTAAGTATGACTTCTAGTGTGGGGTCATTAACAGTAGAAGAAGGTTTAGGATTAACTGGTCAATCATTTAGTGCTAGTGTTGGGTCTATATCACTAACAGATATTACAGTAGGATTGACAGGACAGTCTGCATCGTTTAATATTGGAGCCGTAGATATATTTGCTTATGGAGATGTTGACCCTGGTTCAAATATATCATATACTAATGTTTCAACAGGCTCGAATGACACTTATTCAGATGTTGCAACTGGATCAAATACAAGTTATAGTGACGCTGCATAGGAGATAAAAATTTATGGCATCAACATATACGCCTCTCGGTATAGAACTTCAAGCAACTGGTGAA